GTGTCAAACGATGTGAACATGACTGCGGCTAAGGCGACAACATATGTCGGCTCAACTTCTGTCTTTCTCACAGACTTCGGCACATTGGATGTGGCTCCTTCAAGATTCCTCGGCAATGACCGTATCTTCTTGATTGACCCAGACTTTGCCAGCCTCTGCACACTGAACGGACGTAATTTCGCTGAGAAAGAAATTGCATCGACAGGTGACGCAGAGAAAACTCAGCTAATCACTGAGTGGGCTTTGAAGGTTCAGGCACCAAAAGCACATGCGGGAATTTTTGACCTTAACGGTTCTTAATTTCACTGAGGGGGCGGGCAACTGCCCCCTCTACCCATCAGGAGGACAATATGAAAAGAGTGCTAAGTATCGACCCAATTACGGGCAAAGAATTATACCTGCATCAAAATGCAGACGGAACTGAGGTCATCGAGCAGACCCAGCATTTCGACGGTCTCATTAAGCTGAACAAGCACATGGCGGATGGCTGGCAGAAGGGCCAAATGCGCGGAACCCAAAATCATATGGCCCACGTAGCGGAAATTCCTAACATAGTGTATGCTGACCTTGTAAGTAAATTTGGAAGGCCTGCTGATAATCCGAGAGCTTGGAAGCAGTGGCTGAACGACAGCGAAAACAAAGCATTCAGAACGGGCGGCGGTAACATATGAGCATAGGTAGTTACGCAGAGTTAAAAACTGCAATCGCAAACTTTCTGGCGCGTGATGACCTCACAGCACAGATACCAATGTTTATCGAGCTTGCAGAGGGCCGCATGAGCCGTGAGCTTGAGACCCGTGAGCAGGAGAAGCGTTCAACAGCAACGCTGACCAGCGGCGATGAATACATAGCCCTGCCAACTGACCTGCGGGAAGTGCGAGAAGTAAAGCTAAACACTGACCCCGTGCAGGTTCTGACATATTACAGCCCGTCATCTTTGGATACCTCATACGCCTCGTCCGGCGGTGGACGCCCAGAGGGGTTCAGCATTGTCGGCAAGGAAATGAAAATTCGGCCCGTCCCTGATGATGCTTACACAATGGAGATTGTCTATATCGGCAGTCTCGAAAGCATCTCAGATACAGCCACCCCGACACTATTCCTTCGGAGCCCAGACCTGTATTTATATGGCGCACTAGCGGAGGCATACGCCTACTTACTGGATGAGGCACGGGCCTCGCAGTATGATGCCAAGTTCACACGCGGCATGGAGGAGGTAAAGGTAGACGAGCAACGCGCCCATTACGGCACGGGTAGCTTACAAATCCAAAGTATTTATTCACGACAAAACGCAGTAGCGGAGAATTAAACAATGTCAGCCCTATCAGACTACCTAGAAAACGAGGTCTTGGATCATATTCTTGGCACAGGTGCTTACACCATGCCATCAAGTGTTTATGTGGGCCTAGCAACGGCATCATTCAACGATGACGCTAGCGGAACCGAGCTATCAGGCTCTGGATATACTCGCAAGGTTATCACTTTCAACGCGGCGGCTTCGGCAACTGCTGATAATGATGCGGCTGTTGAGTTTCCAGCGGCAACCGGCTCATGGGGCACAGTCAGCCACTTTGGTTTGTTCGATGCCTCAACGTCCGGCAACCTGTTGGTGCACGGCGCATTCACCACTGGCAAGGCTATCGGGTCAGGTGACATCCTAAAGATACCGGCGGGCGACCTAGACATCACAGCGGCGTAAGGTTAGGCAATGCCTACAGGGACACCCAGCCTCGANAACTTTACTAAGAACAACTTAGACACGCTGACCGTATCTCTGGACAGCGCGTCTTTTCTTACGAGTGTTGACTGGTCTAACCCGACCCTTGAGCAGTTAGATGCTTGGGGCAATATGGACGCTCTGGACGGCTTCGGCACGTTAGAGCAACTCGCTGACCTAGACGTAATACATTGCTCAGGCTCGGCCCCTATTGCCTTTACAGCAACAGCGGCTATTCAGTTTGCTATTGATGTAGCTGGCACGGCAAACATAGCTGTCACTGCGGCATCAGATGCCGACAGAATAAGAACGATGTCTGCCAGCATTACGGGCGCATTCGGCTTTACAGCAACCATTACCCCGCTGAGGCAAATGTCCGGCACGGCGTCTATTGCTGTAACTAGCGCGGCAGATTATAACAGGCTCATAAGTGTAGCTGGTACGGCCTCTGCTGTTGTCACATCAACGGCAAGCAGTAATATCCTATATCTGGCTGATGGCACTGCCACGGCTGAGTTCACAGCAACCGGCGCTACAACTGGCATATTCGTGGAAGCGGGCACAACGCAGGCGCAGATAAGTGTAACCGGCACGGCGAAGGTTCTGGGTGAGGACTGGATAGATAATTCCATCGGGACAGAAACGTGGTCTGATGTAGCGGTTGGCTCAGAGGTTTGGGCTACAGTAGCAACTGGCAGTGAGGTTTGGGCAAGACAATGATGCAGTTCGGTGAGTGGCTCCCTGACCAGCCTAATTTTATGAACCAAGGCGTATCAGTCGCAACTAATGTGGTTCCGGTTCTCAGTGGCTATTCTAGCCTGAGCGAGTTTGTGCCGTACTCCGGCGCGTCTACAAACACAATTCTGGGCGTATTTGCGGCAAAGGCAGATGATGGCAATACAAAGCTGTTTGCCGGTGATAGCGCAAAGCTATACGAATTTGATGCCAGTGATTCCAGCTTGGATGATATCAGTAAGGCGGGAGCACCTGCATATGACCTGTCGAGCAGTGAGCGCTGGAAGTTCGTTCAGTTTGGCGACACGGTTTATGCGGCTGGTGGCATTGGCGAGGAAATGCAGAAATTTCAGTTAGGCACTGATACTGTGTTTGCTGACGTATCCGGCGCACCTAAGTCTGACTTCATTGCTGTTGTGCGTGATTTCGTGTGGACAGCTAATATCGACACCGGCTCCGGCAGAAAGCCATATCGTGTTTATTGGTCTGCGTTTAATGACCCCACGGGCTGGACATCTGGAACAAATCAAAGCGATTTTCAGGACATCCCCGATTCAGGAGCAATCACAGGAATTGTCGGCGGAGAATATTGCACAATCCTAATGGAACGGGCGATTGTTCGGGCAACCTATTCTGGCCTGCCGCTAGTGTTTCAGTTTGATAAAGTGGAAACGGCGCGTGGCTGTCAGGTTGCGGGTTCTGTCTGCAATATTGGGCATAGTGTGTTTTATCTGTCAGACGATGGTTTCTATATGTTTGACGGACAAGGCTCAAAGGCTATTGGCGCTGAGAAGGTGAACCGCTTTTTCTTCGATGACTTTGATTTCAGCTTTAAGGACAAAATGACATCCACAGTAGACCCGCAGGCACAGCTTGCAGTCTGGTCATATGTCTCTAATAGTTCTCTGGATGGCACACCTGATAGGCTCCTCATATATAACTATGCTCTGAACCGCTGGTCACTGGCTAACGTATCAGCCGACCTGATAGCCCCATTCTTTACGTCGGGCTACACTCTTGAGGCTCTGGATAATATCAGCGCGAGTATTGACGGCCTGCCTGCGTCTCTGGATAGCGCCTTATATAAGGGTGGTCAGTTCCTGTTCGGCGGAGCTCTGGGCACTAAGATTTACGCATTTACTGGCGACCCCCTGACCGGCACTATTGAGGCCGGAGAGAACAGCTTGTCTATGGGCAAGCATGCAATCGTCACGCGGGTCTATCCATACCATGAGGGCGGCACCGTTACTGTAGAGGTCGGCACTCGCAATGTTCACACAGAGGACGCGACTTTCTCAACAGCCATAGCGCCTAATGCAGACGGGTTTGTCCCGTTTAGAGAGCAGGGCAGGTATCACCGAGTTCGGATGAATATCTCCGGTCAGTGGTCGCTGGCTCAGGGCATTGATGTTGAGGCTAGAGAGATAGGTCGCAGATGACGCGCACGACAAACTATCGTATCCTGAACCCCATTACAGCCACTACGCGAGAAGTCGCAGAGGTGCTGAACAGGACGGTTGACGGTAAGCTAAACAGCGTGGGTGAGTTCACATTGCCCGCAGGCGGTGCAAACGTAACGGTGACAGACCCACGGGTCGGCAAGGAAAGCGTTATCTTGTTTGAGCCACATAGCACAAATTACTATAACCACGACCCGTTTATTGTCTCAAAGGACAATGGCTCATTTGTGGTCGGGCAAAAAAACAACGGTCACAGCACTCCGGTGGAATATGTCGTTATTGGATGAATACGAAAGGCTAATGCACCACGTCGAGGCCGCATTAGGGTATGCTGGAAACAGTCACACGGCTCTGGATGTGCTGGACGCTATACGCTCTGGGAAAGCGCAGTTTTTTCCGTATGAAAATTCTGTTATAGTGACGGAGATAGTTGACTACCCGCAGAGAACGTCCTGCCGAATCTGGTTAGCTGGCGGTGATATGGACGAACTGATGGAAGCTGAAAAAGAAGTTGCTGAATGGGCCAAGGGCCACGGATGCGATTCAATGGAAATTATAGGACGCAAGGGCTGGGAGCGCCAGCTAAACGAGTATCAGGCGACAGCCACATTATTGACAAGGAATTTGTAAAATGAGCAAGGGCGGCGGAAGTTCACGGACTATCACACAGTCCACACAAGCACCGGCATATGCACAGCCGTTTCTCAAGACGGGGCTGGAAGAGGCCAAGCGTCTATATGAGAGCCCGACGCCTCAGTATTACCCTCAGAGCACAGTTGTAGGCTTTGCACCTGAAACGGAGCAGGCACTGAGCGGATATCGTTCACAAGCTCTTCAGGGTAGCCCTCTAATCGGCGCGACACAGGATGTCGTGATGCAGAACCTGATGGGCACTAACCCGCTCATGTCAGCGGCAATGCAACCCGTTCTGGAGAAAATGCAGGGGCAGGTCGCTCAGTCCGGCAGATACGGTTCAGGCTATGGTCAGGGAGCGATTGCACAGGCATTGGCACCTATGGCTTACCAAGCACAGCAGGCGGCTATTGCACAGGCACCAGCGGCCCGTCAGTTCGGCTTCGCTGACCTAGAGACACTTGCACAGGTTGGCGGTGCTAGAGAGGCTCAGTCGCAGGCAGAACTGCAAGCTGATATGCAGAGGTTTAACTTCGAGCAGGCACGGCCCACGCAAAAGCTGGCAGACTATATGCAGTTTGTTCAGGGTGGCTCTGGCTCACTTGGCGGGCAGTCAATAACTCCGGTCACACGCAACCCAGCACTAGGGTTCCTCTCCGGCGGTCTAGCTGGCGCACAGGGCGCTAAGATGCTCGGTAGTTCTAGCCCGTATTATGCCCTCGGTGGCGCACTGTTAGGAGGCTTTGGCGGATAATGGCAAGAATACCTACACGCTTTGATTTGAGCATGACCCCAGCGGGGCGGTTCTTACAGCTACAACAGCCGCAAATGCCGTCAGGTCCGGCAATGTCAACTTTGACAGCAAGGCCAGCGGCAGGCGGTCAGTCTCCGGTCACCAGAGGCACTCCGCCTATGGCACTCAAACCGGAGGTCCAGTATCCGGCTTATGGTCTGAGAGCGGCGGCTATGAGAGGCCCGCAGACAGCAATGGGTGCAACACCACCCAAGAAGCCCATGAGCCTTATGGAGCGTCTGTCTCCTGAGCTTGGCACACCGGCTTCGGCTGGCTTAGGCGCGGCGGCGGCAAAGGGCTTGCAGTTGTCAGGCTATAGCGAAGTGCCAGTTACAACGGCGCAGGGCTTGGGTGCGATGATGCAGTCCGGCATGCAGGCATACACCGCTGAGAAGAAAGCACAGGCGGCGGCAGAACTTGCAAAGCAACAGCGTGACACTGACATCAGATTAAAGATGATGGAGATACAGGCGGCTAGAGGAGGCAAAACATTTACGCAGGAGAAGGATTTGCGTAAAGAGTTCACGGCTCAGTCGTCAGAATTTAGCGATGCTTTGCTGGGCTTTGAAAAAGTGCAAAATGCCGCAATGTCTAAAAAGCCAAGCGGAGCTAGTGATATCGCGCTTGTATTTGGGTACATGAAGGTCCTAGACCCTAACTCAGTCGTGCGTGAGGGCGAGTTTGCAACTGCGGCAAACGCAGGCGGTGTTGGCGAAACAATTAGAAATTATTACAACAAAATAATTGAGGGAACTTTGTTGACTGACAAGGTTCGCAAACAATTTGTTAGCTCTGCAAGAACTCAGTTCCAGCCTTACCTAACCAAACAGCAGGCTAGAGAAGATTCGTTTACAGGTCTGACAAACTCTTATGGCTTAGACGCATCAAAGGTCGTGGACAGCAAAATGCCAGCCAGAGGGACATTAGTGCTTCCGTATGAAGTTGGCAGTTTACAGGAAGCTGAAGAATTGCCAAAGGGTTCTTATGTTATGATTGATGGAAGATTGGCGAGGGTTAAATAATGGCTGTTGAGTTTTTAGACGCGCCCGACATAACCGAGGCTAACGATATTCCTGAAGCCCCAGAGATGTCTAATGTAGACCTAGCTAAGAACCTTGCCAGAGCAATCGGGCAGGGTCTTGCATTTGGGTTTGCTGATGAGGCAGAGGGGTATGCCCGCAGTATTCTGGGCAATGAAACTTATACGGAAGCCAGAGATTCTGCCCGCGCAAGTTTGGAGCAGTTCCGCACTGAATCCCCTTATCTTGCTTATGGGGCAGAGATAGCGTCATCCATACCGTCAGCAATGGTCGGCGGGGCAGGATTAACTGCCGCTAGACTTACTGGTAAAGTTCCGCAGGCCATGGCACTCGGCGCGGCATACGGCGCAGGCACGGCAGAAGAGATTGAGGATGTTCCGAAATCGGCTTTGATTAGTGGCGGTCTGGGGGCAGGCTTACAGAAAATCACTCCGGCTATAACAGAGCCAGCTAAAAAATTATTACAGCGCGGCATTCCGCTAACCTTGGGGCAAGCAACAGGCGGCGGCATAAAGCGGTTTGAGGAGGCTGTGAGTAGCATACCCTTAGCTGGTGATGTTATACGCTCTGCAAGACAGAAGGCTTCTGAGGGCTTTAATACCGAGGTGATAAACGAAGTGCTCAAGCCTTTGGGGAAGAGCATACCAAAGGGTATGGTTGGAACTGAGGCTTTTGAGGCGGCGAACAATGCCATAGCACAGCAGTACCAGAAAGTAATTCCTAAAATTGGCATTGATTTCAATGCAACTCCTGAATCATTGGTTTCTAAGTTTGCTAACCAGCTTCGCCCTGAAGAGCTAAAAGCAATGACACGGATTATTAAGAATGAGCTTACTGACAGGATTGTGGACGGCAAGCTGACCGGTCAGGCATTTAAGGATGCACAGTCAGCAATACGCCAAAAGGCATATAATTTTTCTACATCTCAGTCTGCTTATGAAAAAGAGCTAGGCTCTGCACTAACTGACGTTTCCTTTGAGGTGACAAACACCCTATCAAAGACATCGCCTAATTTAGCGCGTGAGCTTTCAAAAGCTGATGATGCTTATAGCAGGTTAGTTCCTGTTCGTCGGGCCACTGTAAAAGCAGAAAAAGACGAGGGTGTGTTCACACCTTCTCAGCTTTCCACAGCTATCGGTCAGGAAGCAAAAAGGCAACAGACAAAGTTGGCTCTGGGGCAGGCTCCATTGCAGGAACTTGCGCGGGCAGGTAGAGCAACCCTTCCAGCAACTCTGCCTGATTCAGGCACGGCAACGCGGGGCATAGTTGCAAACGCATTGATGTCCGGCGCAGGCGGGGCCACTATTGGGATGCCTCTTGAATCGGCGTTGATTGGCGGCGGTCTAAGCGCAATGTACACCACTCCTGCTCAGAACCTTCTCAGGAGGACACTCCCAGCCGCAGGTGCCATGCTCAGAACCCCAGCCGCCGCAGGATTACTTGGCGGAGAGGTGGCAAAACGTGATATACCTTATCTAACAATCAGACCATCAGATAGAAATCTGCTGGATTAGGAGCGAGTAATGGCTAAAGACAGTATCCGCGATTATAGCGCGACAAGTTCCAACAACTCGGACATCCAGTCAGTTGACATATCTGAGGGATGTGCGCCCAGCGGATTAAACAACGCTATCCGCGAAGTTATGACCGACCTCAAGAACGTCAGCACTGGCACTGTTGCTCTTGAGACACCTGTGGCTGACAGCTTCAGCACGGACACTATCAGCGAAAAGACATCTGCCACTGGCGTGACCATTGACGGCGTTTTGCTAAAGGACGGCGCTATCGGCTCTATTGCGTCTGCTGTAGCGGCCCACCTGACCAGCATCAACGGCGGGCAGATTGGCGGTGCGAGAAACCTCATCATCAACGGAAATATGGCTGTCGCACAGTACGGCGCAAATAACTTAAATATTACGTCTGCAAGCGGTGGAACATTTGCTTGCGACAGATTTAAGTTTTATCTAAGTTTGGGTGGTACT